TTATAAAATTTATTGCGGCTGAAAAAATATGAAACTCTTTTATTGCCCTTGTCTCTAAACGTTAGCGCGTTGTCGTTCGTATTGCTAAGATCAAGCACCATCGGCCCGTTTTCTGTTTTTATGGTAGCAAAATCATCAAACACCTTTTCATCTGTTATAAAAGCCACCTTTTCCATGTTTTCATTTATCGTTTCCGATCCTACAACCTCATTTTTTGTGATTTTTTTTAAAACTTCCGGCAAAATATCGGGTAATTTTTCATATTCCTCCATTGTTGAACTCGCGATTGTTTCAAGAGGTTCTATTAAATCCTGACCATGCGCCGGCCAAACCCAAAATAATGAAAAATATAAAAAAAGAGCCACTCCTGCCCCCATTCCAATTAAAACATCTTGATTTTTTTCTAACATATTTTTTGCTAAGATCGCATAGCGATCTTAGCAAATTTTTAACCTTTTGTCAAATTTTTTTATCACCTCCGCCGCCGCCATAGCCGCCATCGCCGCCTCCGCCACCCGCGCCGCCAAATTTTTTAACCCTTCCTCGGACACGACCTCCAATTTTTTTTCTTCTTTCTTCTTATTTATGTTCATACCTTTTCCCTGTTCCCCCACGCCGGCACTCCCGCACGATTTTTTGAAAAAAATCGGCGGTCGTGTCCGAGGAAGGGTTAAAAAATTAAGTTTTTCATACCTTATTCCCCCCCCTGTTTAAACGCGGGGGGACGCCACCCCTTAATCGGTAGAGCCACTTGAAAATCGCGCATAACGCGATCCGAGGCAATGGGAGATAGCCGGTAGAGGATTGCCTTCTTTAACGCCGCACAGCTCTATTTAACACTCAACGGCGAGGTTTTTTGTGTATAACCTGTGTTTTCGGTGGATAAGTAGTCAAATAAACTTGTCTGTTTAGGATATGGACATAAATCAAAAAAATCGGCACTTATAACATCTTTGTTGATTGTGGCAATAAAATTTATTTTTTTTTGATTTCATACAACGGCGAGGGATAAATTCCGCTATTTATTTGACTATTTTCATTCTTCTATAAGTGGCTCTGGAGGATTTTTCTTAAATTCTTTCATTTGAAAATAGAGATTTTTTAATGCTTCAAGCGGATTTTCTCCCAATCCTTCAAACGGATCGTCATCTCCAGCAGACAAGGTACTTGTCGCTCGCCATTGGTAAGGATAGGGCGGCCTGATATCTCCATCTGTGCAAAATGCCTCCAATTTTGAAAATTCAACATTCATTTCAAGTTCTTTAATTTTATCCAAATAGAAAATAAAATTACGAGCTTTGTTATTTCTCCCCTTTAACGAAGTTGATGTGTTGCAAAATAAAGCTGTTTCTTTTTTCATAAATCAAGGATTATTTTTTTGTTTCTCATACATCATAAGAAGCACTCCGCCACTTCCACAAGTCCAAGTTTTAAGGAGGGATTATTTATTATATTTGTAAAATTCTTCTGCAAATTTCTGTGAACATAACGACCTAAATTCCATATCACTATTAGGATTAAAACAGTTAAATTCAGGTATAAGATTGCAATGGCTTTTATGCATAAATGCCAATGATGGCTTGCTTCTTCCTGGTCGAGTATAAAGTCCCGATATTTTAGGCACATCTTCCCATTTTTCATATAGGCGATTAGGTATGTTGAATTTTCCCCAAAGAGCTGTTTTTTTAGTCCAAGGGCTTCCATACCACCAAGGTTCATATTCGTAAGTTGGTTTTCCAAGATATTTTTTAAGAACACCTTTTGCTGGGTTTTCTATCACCCACCACTTAGGGTTTGCCTCCGCTATTATTCTTTGGCACTCCCTAACTAATTTCATCCCTTCGTCTGGGTTGCGTGCCTTTCCGCTTGAACGAGCAGTTGAAAATTCAAGACATACAGGATTAGCTATTACTCCAAAAACATTTTTAGGTGCGTGATAATTTTCAACTCCAATTTTACTTCCGACTAAAATCACTTCATAGCCATTATCTTTCCAAACCTTGCTGTCAGAGCCAGTGTCAGCACATAAATGAAGTATTGTTTTCATAATCGCCATAAAGCGACAGGGGAAGGTTCGGGAAAAATTCCCTCATACAAAAAGACAACGCCCTCTTTTAAACGTTGTCTTTTTTATCCTCAACGGGGTACCTTACAACCCCCGTGTTAGGTAAATTTAATGGTTTATCCGCCCACTCCTTCAAAAATATGCCAAAAGCCCTGTCAAAGCTCTCTAAATGGGCCTGGTAAATAACGACTTTTATGCCTGTCAAGTCAACGCTAACTTTGGCGGGTAAATCTTCTATTTTTACACCACACCCTTCAACTCCACCCGCAATTTTTTGTTGATTTTCTTTTCGTAAAAAGCGCGGCATACGTAAGGCTTGAGGGCAATTGGATTGTAGGTGTCATACAATCGGCGCGAGGCCGGCCACCATAAAATCTTTTTTCCCCTTATAAAGAATAATTTTGACTTATAACTAATAATTCTATCGCGCCCATCTTCCAATGTCTGAACGGCACAATATACTCGCCGGCCAACCTGTAAATAAAGCGGTTTCCGGCTGCCCCCTTCTCTTTCCGGCGGCCACCTAAACACCTTTTCGCATAAAATAAGCTCTTCTGCCAACTTTCTGATCCTTTTGTCAACAAAGCTGAAATCTTGCGTAGTTATATAAATATCCAAACGATTTTTCCTGTGTTGTGTTAATGAGGCCGAAAAATAACTCGGTAATTCCTGCCAATTCCTCGCATCACAAAAGGTATGTCCTTCGTCAAGCAAAATAATTCCGTCCTTTGCGTTGTAAATCTCCTCTAAACTATTAAAATACTCTATCCGATCTTGGCTGTCAAAGAGTAAAGGAAAAATGTTGCTATATATTTTCGCGCCGGCCTTCCATTCTTTATAAGCCGCGTCCACCATGTCTTTCGTTTTCCCAGAGCCGTTTTTTCCTGTCCAAATAAAAATCATATTTATTCTAACGGCCCAGCCCCCCTTAGCCAATTAGCAATTCCCTTAATCAGGCGGATGATATAAACAACAAGCTCTATCCCCATCACTATTGTAAGCGCGATATAAAATTCGGTCAAGGGGAAGGGCGTTGCCTCGTCCCACCTGTCAAGCGTTTCTCTTATTGACACTATAACATTGATCCACTCTTGCGGCAAATAACAAGACGGGAGGGCGCGGCTTATGCCGTCCAACATGCCGATAAAAAAGTTTGCCAAAAAATCTATTATCATGTTATTCGTGATAAAAAAATCTAAAAATAACCCAACCAATACACGCCAAAGCCAAAGCAACTTTCAAAAACATGCGCGTATTGTTAAAATTTTCTTCCCCGATAGCGGCGAGGATCGTGGACGAGCTCATTATAGTGATTTTTTGATAGGTAATGCTGCCTTTTTTATACGGCTCTGGCACGTGTATCTTTATCAATGCGGGAGAGCTGGAGGTGATATTTTCTTCCATTGTGTTTAACACCTGATCTTTAAGAGATAGCGGGCAAACGTTGCCAAACTGAATATAGGCATTTTGTAAGTTGGCGTTTGTGGTGGTGGAAATCCAAAACAAATAAGCGAACACACGGCGGCCGGCGCACTCTATTGCCCCCGTTATTGATCCCGTGTCAATTCCAGCGCAAATAGTGTTCCATCTTTCCTCTAAGATATCAGGCATTTTACAATAATCACTATCAAATTCCATCACGTTTAAAATATGGCCATCACTTTCAAATTCTTTTTCTTCTCCGACTACCGCGTCCCAATATGTCCCCCAATAACACATGGACGTGCTTGTAGCCGTTCCTGTTGCCATTATCGGCGACGTATAAGGGATCACAAGAGCGTTTTCGTCATTCGTTCTTGTGATATTGATTGTAGAGCTGGCCCACTCTTGACCATAACACTCTGGTCCAATGTTGACCACGCTGCCATTGGCGTACAGATTATAGCTTACTGGCACTTCACAATTCGTTCCCGCACAACACGAGATAGCACCAAAATTGAAGTTAAAAGGGTACATTCCAGTAAAAGAACTTGTGGCCGCAGATCTAATAAGCGAAAATTGCGTCATGTAGAAGTCTTTAGACCCCGCGCCATATTCAACACCCAAAATTGCGTCCCCCGATGTTGTAGCCACGCGTAGGCCCTGATATATGCTTTGATCATAGCTGTCTATCACATTTAAAAGCTCAACTTGGTTTTCATACCCGCTTAAAGTGTCCATTCCACCATGATTAACCCCAAACGTCAAGAAGTTAGTGATACCGTAGGAAGCTACAGCCGGCGCGGTATTATTCATGCTCATTTCTTGCGGCGATACGTCTGATCCCATTGTAGACGTGGCGTTAAGCAGTGGGGGGTAAATCCCAACATTATCAATGACTGAATAAGCATAGATAATTTTTCTACCTGTCCCTGCATAATGAAGCGCCACGTCGTTCGCTTCTCCTCCATTCACGTTTGCCGCCCACACCTGCCAGCTGGCGTCAAGTAAGTGATTAGTGGCAATCAGTTGCGGCTCATCTCCATTTACCGTGATGTTGTATTGCCCACACTCTATTCCACTTCCTTCTACCTGCCACTGAAAAATCATCACGCTATCAACGTCGGGCTCAACATTCATGTGTGTAAAATGCTCACCTCCCGCGCAATCAAGTACTCCATCAAAATTGAATTCTAATACTGGGGCGTCGAACTCTAAGGCATGAGCGGGCCGTAAAACAATAGCGAACGAGGCCAGCGTTATAAGCAAGCCTGCCGCCAAAAAGAACAACGGCTCACCCCACCCTTTTTTAATTTTTATTTTTAAAAACTTCATAAAACCCCGTTTTCAAAGGGGGGGGCTCTTCAAGGATTGGCCACAATGATCAGTGTGAACACCAACCAAAAGGCCACAAAGAACACAAGCCAGCCCCACTCTGAAAACATTTTATTTTTTTTATCGTTATTTTCCATAATTTTTTAGCGCGTCAATAAAGACGCGCTTTAGTTTATCTCGCCCTGGCATGGGCAACTCTCCCCAAAAACCGAGAAGCCCAACCCAAGACCGCACCAATGACCATAAAGGCCAAAAGATACGGCCAATAGTCAGCGAGCACAGTGGTGGCAAAGCTGGTCATGGAGGCAATGATGCTTCCGACCAAACTTTTCATCAATGACGTAGCAGCAGCCAT